ACAATAAGAGAGTTGAAATAAAGAAGACTGAAGCTTGTGACCTTTATGGTGCAAAACAGTTAGCGATTCAACTTATGAAAGTTCCTAAGAGCAAGACAGGTCTTCTTGCTATTGCTCCCGCTTATAACGATTAAAAGAGAGAAGAGATATGGCACTTGCCCCAATGAATGTTGAACCCGTATTAGGTGAGTTCACTGAGAAAGAGTTTGGTAACTACTTCCACTACTCAGAGAACCCCGATAGAAAAGAAGGGTGTAAGGATTGGTGTTGTTTTCCCCACCTCGTATGGGTTGGCGGTCTAGACTTTCAGTATCGTTATGCCAAAGTCAAAAAGACTGTTGCTTACGTTGTGACTGGCGAAGATGGATACGGTAACCCCGTCATCGAAAAATGGTTTCTTAAAAAGAAAGTGGAGTATGTTGTATGATTAATGAAAATGGTATTGAAGTAATCCCTACCCATATAGGTGGACTGTGGAATATAACTCATGACATGGCGGTAATGGAAACCGATGTCAATGAATACTTCTACAATCCTGAGTTGGACAAGTTTGGTAACAAGGATGACTGGGTCTGCAAAGACGGTTGGGAACGTATCATCGTATCCAATTATCTGACTGCACAAGAAGTTGACAAAATCTTTTTCAAATTATTTCCAAAAAAGGCTTGACAAACCCTGCTATTGTTGTTATAATAAGTGTATGTTAAATAAGAAAGGAAAAGAAATGATTGAAGAAAAAATGATAAACGGAATAATCGGGACGCACCTTGCGACTGATACCCCTGTTATACTCCCTTTGAACTACAAAGAGATGCAACTTGCATTGGGTTCAAGTGGAACTGAAGAAGTCCAAGGGAATGTCAATGAATTATGGGACTTAATGTGCAATGCAGTTCTTGAGAGAACTGGTACTGAAATTATTGGTCAAATTGAAATTGATTACATCGTTGTTGACGGTGTAAAGAAGACTTTCCACTAGGAGGATTATTATGGGAATTCACGTAAGTATTTACAAACAATCAAGGGACGATGATTTCTTCCTTGGAGATAACGACTGCACCAACGGTGGTGAGTCTAGTTATGCAAAAGGTTTTTGTGTGGTAAACGCAGAAGGGCCATTTGAACCGTGTGAGGACTATCCTGCCGCAGAACTCGTGGTTGCAGAACCAATCGGTGGTAGAAAAATTCTAAGATTGATTCCAGTTTCCAAGAAAGGAAAGTGGACTATGTTCGGTGGGAACTATGCGGGTTGTTCAGACTCAAGGTTCTCAAGACTTTGTGACCAACTACTCGGTGGTACGTTCTACGGTGCGGTTGCAGTTCACGATAGGGTGGAAGGATGAAGGGTTATAAAAAAGGTACTCTGTTACAGGAGTACTTCTTGAACCCGCACTTCAAACCTACGAAGAAAGAAAAGAAGGAATTAGAAACTTTTTTTCAAAATAAGCAAAATAAAGCTTGACAATTCATGTACTTGTTGTTATAATAAGTACTTAATAAACAAAATATTGAAAGGAAATATATTATGATTAGTATGACACTAAAACAGGAACTCCTCAACCTAGATTCCACAACGGAATTGAATGAGGTAATTGCATTCGCAAAGGATGTAATCGCAACAAAGGCAAAATCATCGATTACAGTCGGTAGTAAAGTCTACGTTGTTCAGAAGACCAAGAAGACTCTTGGTGAAGTAATCAAAGTAAATATCAAGAAGGCGATTGTTATGTTGCCTGAAGGTAGATACTCTGTTCCATTAACTATGTTGGAGGTGGCGTAATGAGTCATGAAGTAGAAATAATAGATGGTCAAGCACAGATGGCATATGCGGGTGAACTCCCGTGGCACGGTCTGGGTACTAAAGTTGCGAGTGACCTTGCACCGTCTCAAATAATGCAACAGGCAGGACTTGATTGGTCTGTCGAAAAAGAGACTATGACCACTGCAAGTGGTGTAGAAATTGAAGGTAAAAAAGCACTGGTAAGGTCTTCGGACAATAAGGTGTTGGATGTAGTTGGTGACAACTGGAATCCAGTCCAAAACAGTGAGGCATTTGAGTTCTTCTCAGAGTATTGTCTTGCGGGTGATATGGAAATGCATACTGCGGGTTCACTGAAAGGTGGTCAAATGGTATGGGCACTTGCGAAAGTCAAGGAATCATTCGATATCCTTGGTGGTGACCAAGTCGATTCATATCTCTTGTTCTCAAACCCACACAAGTATGGTAAAGCAATTGATGTTAGATTCACTCCAATCAGAGTAGTATGTAACAACACATTGTCCATGTCTTTGGGTCAGAATGTTGCAAACTCTGTATCACTTAACCACAGAACTGCATTTAATCCTGAGTCAGTAAAACAGACAATGGGTATTGCACACGAGAAATTCGCACAGTACAAAGAGACTTGTGAGTTCCTTGCGTCCAAGAAGTTCAACATGAACTCATTGATTCAGTACTACAACGAAATCTTCCCAAGAACCTATCAAGGTAAACAGGAAGTGAACGTTAAGGACTACAATGACTTGACTAACAATGCACAGAAAGCGTTTTCATTCTTGGAGACACAACCTGGCGCTAAGTTTGGTGAAGGTTCATGGTGGTCTGCACTTAATAGTGTGACCTACCTAACTGACCACAAGATGGGAAGGGAAGCAGATTCAAGATTGACTTCTGCATGGTTTGGTGCGAATCAAACTAGGAAGGTGAAAGCAGTTGAGAAAGCAGTAGAGTTCGCACTCGCATCTTAATTAACTGATATATAATCGGGTAGGGGAGAAATCCCCTACCTATTTTTCATAGGAGAAAAAAATGGTAGAAGGTTTTGATACAAATGATGTTGTTGCAGTAATGTGTAACAGTGGAGAATATGTTGGTAAGTATGCCGCAATTCAAAAGACTGCACAAACAGTTACAATTGAAGACCCACGAATGGTCGTAAGTAACGAACAAGGTTTAGGATTTGCACATGGTATTTGTGTAACTGGTGAGGCAGATGTTAAGTCTGTTGATATATTCCATTCAAGTATTTGTTTTGTCACTAAAGTTAACGATGACTTGCGTAAAGCATATATTAAAAACACGAGTGGACTTATCGTCTAATGAAACGTAGGATTCTATGCATAGATTACGGTCTATGCAATTTCCACAATCTTAGAATACTAGCTGAGTCTGGACACAAAGTCTTTGTGACCAACGGTATGCCTAAGCACCCCCATAGAGTCCCAAAAGAATATTACAAATCACTGGGTATCACTTTACTAGATAACCCCGATGTTACCGAACGTGAAAGTGTTGCACGTAAATTTGTAGAAGATAATGGTATCGATACTATTATCAATTCTTGGCCTATGTACCCTGTCCCACCAAAATGGAGACGGGAACTAGACTATATTGGACTCAGTGAAGAGTCTGCATGGTTAGAATGTCGCAAACACTGGACTAGAGGACACATCGAAAAACTCGGAGTTAAACTTCCAAAGTTACTATCCGAACTTCAAATACCTTGTGTTGTTAAACCAATAGAGACAAGTGGTGTAGCTGGCGACAGTGCATCAATTGTTCTTACCGAAAAGCATCGTCAGTGGGTTATCAACAATCAACCAGATTACTATATTGAGGAATACATCTCGGATAACATTGAGACTAATGTCGAGTTTGTAGTCTCTGGTGGTAAGTGGTCTATCTACCATCATCAACAAGTGATGGGTGAAGACACTGCAAAGATGGCGGGTGGGTTTACTCACTGGACTCGTTTTGCGGGATACGACAAACTGTCTGACAAACATCGTGACATGACACTAGAGAATGCGAAGACTATTCTGGACTGGGTGGTGACACTGGGTGGTGACTATATTGGTCAGATTACTGGTCTTATCAAGGATGACGAGTGGTACTTCTGTGAGATAAACGTCAGACCAGAACAGTCAAACAGTATGCCCTACTTCATTACTGGGGACGAATGGTTGGAATCAATGCATGGGAAACCTGAGATAATCGGGGACTCATATGGTGAAGTTCAGAAGGTGATTGTACAACCAGAATCTCAAGATGTCCCATATCCCTTTCATTTACATGAGAAGTATGGGGTCAATATCCCCTGTGGATTAGACATCATTGCAGGGAAACATAGACTATCCCGTCAGTTTAGAGACAGGTCACCTACAGGATGTATCGGAATTATCATCATTGACCGTGAAATACCCCAAGATTTCATCGATGAAATTGAAAATAATTCCAAATATTCTGTAAGTCATTGTTTTCTATAGGAATCTTATTTTCAAAATAAGTTGACAAACCCTGTTCAGTTTGGTATAATGTACATGTAAACTGAGAAAAGGAAATGATTATGGCGATGGGAAACTATGTTCAACCAGAAGAAGTCTTCGTTGGAATCGTTGGTGGTAACAAATACCAACGTGAAATAGTTCAAAAGGTTGCAGATTACTGTGTTGCTAAAATGATGCCAAGGATGCGTAAACTCGAAGTCCTGATTACTCTGAAGAGTCTGAAGTCTGAGGGTGTTGAAGGTTGGTGTATGCAACAAGATGACCGATTGTTTGACCTTGAGGTTGAAAAGAATCTGAGTCTCAAAAACTTAATCACTTGTGTTTGTCACGAGATGGTTCACGTCAAACAGTATGCACGTAAAGAGATGGTTGACTACTACGACAAGAAAGCACAGAGTCGTAAGATTCGTTGGAAAAGAACTGTGTATGGTTACGGTACTGCATATGCCCGTCAACCTTGGGAGAAGGAAGCATTCAAGATGCAAGAAACTCTCTGTGAAGAAATTTGGGAAAAGGGAGTTATATAATGGAACAATTGAAAATGCGTTACGAAACCTACTTGTTGAAACACAAGGCAAAACAGAATCGTGGTGCGAAGTATTCTCGTGATACTGAGAGACTAAAGACCTACAAATCAGAGTGGGCATTCCAATCTCGTGCAGAGATTCCTGATTTCAAAAACCTCACAGATGCACAGAATTTCGCAAATAAACTCTACAAGAGTAAGACGTGGATTAAATTGTGGAAGAAATCTGTCGAAGAAGATGTTGGTAAAATCTTTAGTGGTCAACCCCAAGTAGTTGGTATGTCACGTAGAAGTAAGACAATGTCTGGATACACTAACGGTACTACCGTTACACTTTGTCCTACTACTGGGATGAACAAGTATGTACTGTTACATGAACTTGCACACTGTCTCGGACATATGCACCACGGACGTTCGTTCCGTCAATGCGTCCTGAGTCTGGTTGGTGCATTTATGGGTGCAAAAGAGAAGAAGATTCTCAAGGAAGAATTTAAGAAAAAGAAACTGGCCTGCGGTGAACCTCGTAAACCAATGAGTTACGAGAACTGGGTTGCGTCAGTAAGACGAATGGAGAAAGTACGTGGCGAATAAATCAAAAGACCAAGCTGACAAAATCGAAGCAATGATGAAGGAAGCACATAAGACCTACAAATCAGAGTTTGTGAATGCAAGTATTGATGAGTCAAATATAAAAATAACAGAAAAGATTGAATCAGTACCGACTGTAGAGGAATTGACTTATAGTAATCGATGGTTCAAATCTGCAACACCAAAACAAACACTAGACTGGTATGTCAAATGGGTTGCATCTTCAATGTTACTCATGGGTATGTCAATGCGTGGTATCGAAGGATTGCAGTTATATGACTTGACAATTAGTATCGGAGGTGTTATACTCTGGTTATGGGTTTCGATATTGTGGAAAGACCGTGCATTGATTGTTGTTAATAGTGTTGGTCTACTACTACTGGTAAGAAACTTAATAAACTTAATAATACAAATTGGATAATAATATGAATTTTATACACGAACAAATTGAACTGACTGAAATGGATACGGTCACAAGTGAATCGGGGAGACAATACAAAACACCCGAAGGAATCAACCTACCATCTATTACTACAGTACTGTCAATTCTGTCTCGTGATTCTATTGCGAAGTGGCGTAAACGTGTGGGTGTTGAAGAGGCAAATCGTGTCTCTACTCGTGCGTCTGGTCGTGGTACACGTGTTCACGAAATATGTGAGAAGTATGTAGACAATGACCCTAGTTACAAAGAAGGTTATACTCCTGATATCATTGAATCATTCAATCAGTTGAAACCTATCCTAGATGAACGTCTGACTAAAGTCCATGCACAAGAGGCACCTCTCTACTCCAATCATCTTGGTGTTGCGGGTCGTGTTGACTGTGTGGGTATCTTTGATGGTAAACTATCCATCATCGATTACAAGACATCTATGAAACCCAAGAAACTAGAATGGGTCAAGAACTACTTCATGCAAGAAGCGGGTTATGCCGTCATGTGGGAAGAACGTACAGGTATGCCGATTACTCAATTGGTTACCATCATCTCTGTTGATAACAGTGAACCTCAAGTGTTTATTGAACACCGTGATAACTGGATTAATACATTAAAAAACACTATAAAACAGTACAATGAGGAAAATTCGACTTCAGTTTTGTTATAAATAGTGTTATAAATAACTTTATAACTTATGGGATATCGATGCTACAGTTTAGTCAACTCAACGAAACTTCCTTAACCTTTGGGGAAATAGTACGTCCTGATAGGGCGTATCGTGCTGACCTATTCATTACAAAATACAAAGCGGGTGAACCATTCGAGACCACTAAGGGTGATTCGATTGTTTTACAGTATGACCCCGCAATTGAAAAGGCAGTACGTACAGGTAACAAAAAAGGTTTACCAAAACTCAAGACAATTGATGGTACAGAGATTGCGTTTGGTCTACTCTCAAAGACCGCAGAGTTTGGTGGTGGAAGAGGTTCTGGGGGTGGTTCGGATAACACCCGTGCAACTGAATCTGCACAATGCGTCTATGCACAATTATTATGGTTAGACCCCAAAACAAACTTCTCCCCTGATAACCTTGAATGGGCATATGGAAAGACTCAAGTTGATGCAAAGATGTCTGAGATTCTATTGGGTGATGACCAGTGGATTGCATCGTCTATCAATGGTGCTAGGATTCTCCATAAGGTATTGAAGAAGAAACAGTACACATGGCATCGTGGTTCACAGTGGGTATCTAAACTTGAAGACACATTCAAGAAACTCAATCGTGAAGAAAAACTATTCAGTAATGTAAACAAGTGGACTCCCGCAGATATATGGGCAGTCGCTCGTGGTGCAGAAAACAAATACAACATTCATGATGCAGAAAGTTTCTCAGAACTTAACAATGAACTCTTGAAAGCATATGCCGCTCGTGATATAATGGGTATATCACTCAAGAAGATTGGGAAGAAACCTAAGTTGTCACAAGTAAATTTCCGTAAACCGTTTGTTCCACCTCAGTTCACCAAACAAACCTTTGGTAAGAAGAACTTCTATGGTGCAAAGGACGGATACCTGTTGGGGTCTGGTGGATTCCAGATTCAGTTCAGAACATTCCCAACATTCCAGTGTGAGATTGTTGGTAAGAAAGCAAAACATGGTAAGGTATCCTATGGTGGTATCAGTGATGCAATGAAGAATGCGGTTGGTAGACCACTTACTCAAAAGAAGGTCATTGAACAGATGTTGAAGAACAAACCCGATATGTTCTATGATAACTTCTGGAAGAACTATTCAATGACTAGTGAGAAGGACAGTAAAGAAACTCTCATGGCAAATCTACAGAAGAAAGACTTTGAGTGGCACGTATCTAAGTACATGGTATTGGAACTATTTACTGCAATCAAAGGTCGGGAACAACAAGTACTTGACTATTTGGTTCGTATTGCAAAGTCACAAACAAAGAACTCTGCTGTTCACTTGAAGGTATCCTAATGAAGTTTAAAGACTTTATAGCAGAACGGACAAAAATAGATAATCCTAAGAAGTCGGACTTCAAAGTAGTGTATGGCAAGAAGGAATACTTCGAGAATGTAATAGTGGAACTTTACTATAAAGGAAAAATTGTACAAACCATTGGAGTATCTCTACCAGAGTATAGTAAAATGGATTTAAGATACTTCGAATACTTTCCCAAGGTTCGAACTGGTAGACCATACATCTCAAATTGGAGAAGAAGTTCATTAACGTTAGATAGAGAGATGTGGGAAGAAGACATTAAGAAAATAGGTATGGTGGTAACACGTGGATAATTTTAATAACTACATAACAGAACAGAAGAACACCCACATGACTCATATTGAGGACAAGGTTCTCTATGGTGGTGTGAATGGTACACGACAAGCAATCAATGCATTACGTGAACTGCGTGATATGTTGGCGGGTCAGAATGACGCTAAACTATCAACTAAGTGGGACGGTGCTCCCGCAATTTTCTGTGGTCAAGACCCTAGTGATGGAAACTTCTTTGTTGCGAAGAAAGGTATCTTTGCAAAGAATCCTAAAATCTATAAGTCTGCCCAAGAGATTGATGCAGAAATGTCGGGTGACCTTGCAGACAAGATGAAACTCGCATTGAAACATCTACCAGAACTTGGTATTAAAGGTGTTATTCAAGGTGACTTCTTGTTTTCAAAACCAGACGTTAGTACGGATACTATCGATGGTCAGAAGTATACAACCTTTCACCCGAATACAATCATCTATGCAGTACCCTATGACCAAGCGGATGCAGTCCGTAAGGCACAAATCGGTATTGTATGGCATACTACCTACACAGGTAAAGACTTTGAATCGATGAAAGCATCATATGGTGTTAATGTATCCAAGTTCAAGACCTCTAAGAATGTCTGGTCACAGGACGCAATGTTGCGTGACGTGTCTGGTGCGACTATGAGTAAGAAAGAAACCGCAGAGGTAACCAAACTTTTGTCCAATGCAGGTAAGATATTTAATAAGATATCTGGTTCTACACTACGTGAGTTAGAAAATAATAAAGACCTTGCAACCCTAATTGAACAGTACAATAATACATTTGTGAGAAATCAACAGATAATTGGTAACACTAACAAACATGTAACAGGTTTAATTAAGTGGTTAGGTGAGAAATTTAAAAAAGAAGCAGACAAACGTAGTACCGAAAAGGGTAAGATGGTACAATTTAAGAAGTTAGAAGAGTTTATGAAGTTCTTTTCACCGAAGAATAAGAGTAATCTGGTTGCAATGTTCGATTTACAAAAAAGTATTGTGCTTGCAAAACTGAAACTTATAAATAAACTAAATAGCATAAGTTCATATGACACCTTTGTTCAGACAAAGACTGGTTATAAGGTCAAGACTGGTGCAGAGGGATTTGTTGCTATTGACAAACTAGGTGGTGATGCGGTCAAGTTGGTTGACCGTTTAGAATTTTCATATAATAACTTCAGTCCAGATATACTGAAGGGATGGGATAAACCAAAGAGGTAAACTATGTCCAAACCAATAGGACTAAAAGAATTCTTAAAAATTCTAGAGCAACCAGACGAAGCGTTGAACATGCAACAACGTATGAAACTGGCACGTTCGCTCAAGAAAAATAAAGCAAAAATTGCTATGGGTCGCAAACGTGCTGCCCGTAAAGTTGCGTCTATGGACACAATAAAGAAACGTGCAATGAAACAAGCACGTAATACCTTCCTCAAGAAAATCACTAAGGGTGCCGACAAGGGCGACTTATCTATGGGTCGTAGAGCGTCAATTGAGAAACGCCTAGATAAGATGAAACCTAAGATACAAAAACTCGCAAAGAAATTACTTCCTGCCGTTCGTAAAGGTGAATTGGAAAGGAAGAGAGGAACTAAAAAAAGTGATTAAAGATTTTAAATCATACCTAGTCGAAGAGGCAAAGGAAGTTTATTTTACATTTGGTAGAATGAATCCACCTACTATCGGTCACGGTAAAGTATTAGATACTATTGCAAAAAAAGCAAAGGGTGCGGACTATAAAGTCTATGTGTCCCAATCAACTGGCCCAAAAGACCCACTATCATATTCTGACAAGGTAAAACACCTACGTAAGATGTTACCAAAACATGGTCGTAACATTATGGTTGACAAGGGTGTGAAGAATGTATTCGACATCTCTACTAAATTGTACGATGCAGGATACAAGAAAATAACCATGGTGGTCGGTGAAGACCGTCTCCGTGAGTTTGACGTATTATTGAACAAATACAACGGTAAGAAAGCACGTCATGGGTTCTATAACTTTGAATCAATCAATGTTGTATCTGCGGGAAGGAGAGACCCAGACGCAGAAGGTGTGGAAGGAATGTCCGCATCTAAACAACGTGCGAACGCAAAGGACAATGATTATCAAGCGTTTACTCAAGGTGTTCCATCTGGAATGTCTGACCGTGATACACGTAAGTTGTTCAATGATGTAAGGAAAGGGTTAGGTCTCAAGGAAGAGACATCTTTCAAACGTCATATTGAAATGGGTCATCTTTCAGAAACAAGAGAAAAGTTCGTTAAGGGTATGTTATTTGAACTTGGTGATACTGTTGTTGTTAAAGAAAGCGAAGAGGTCGGTATCATTACAGTCCTTGGAGCAAACTATGTCATCGTAGAATGTGGTGACAGAAAGATGCGTAAGTGGTTGGATGCAGTAGAATTAATAGAAAAGAAATCTGCACAAGACCCTGACATCAAAGACAAAAAGGGTACTCAACCCGCTAAGTATCACAAGGGACTAGAAAAGTCTACCAAAGATAAGCGTGATGCACACTTCAAGAAACATGGTAAGAAAGCAGACGATGATGAATCTGCATATAAGCCAGCGCCTGGCGATAAGACCGCAAAGACTAAACCATCCAAGTACACCAAAGCATTCAAAGATATGTATGATGAAGACTGTTGGGATGGGTACAAAGCAGTAGGTGTGAAGAAGAAAGGTGGTAAGGTTGTCCCTGACTGCGTCAAAGAAGATGTTTCCCAGAAAGAACTCCAAGACCTTGAGAAATTTGCTGACCGACTACTGAACAAGTTTGATGTTGACATCGAATTTACACGTCATTTTGCTGACCGTATGAATGACAAACGTAACAAACCCGCAATTACTATTGCAGAGTTACAACGTCTATTCAAGAAAATGGCACAGAACAAAGGTAAAAAGATTAAAAAGATGGGTAACAGAGAAGCAATCCTCAAGGATATGCAGTCTGACCTGAACCTACCTGTAGTTATTAACTGGAAGAACGGTGAGTTCGAAGTTGTTAACAAAACAATAATGCGTAAGAAAGCATTTAAATCCCCTGACCCAGAACTCAAATATGAGGAAACATGTGGTGCAGGAGAAGAGGGTACTGATAAGTTACTGAAGAAGTACAAGAAAGATACTCCGATGGAAGAAGATGCAGTTGCAAATGCAAAAGAAAGAATCAAATCAGAGAAGGAACGAGACAAGAAGAAACATGATGGACTTCTTGACCGTGCAAGACTTGCCAGAGCTAAAGCAAAAAACTTGGAGACTAAATGAATAAATTTTGTCAACATATAGAAGAAGGTGCATTAGCAGATAAGTCCAAAAAGTCTGGTATCTCTGTTGATACATTAAGAAAGGTTTATAATCGTGGAGTTGCCGCATGGAAGACTGGTCATAGGCCAGGCACTACACCACAACAATGGGGATACGCACGAGTTAATGCGTTCATAGTAAAAAAGAAAAAAGGTGGTCTGAACCACGATAAGGATTTAGTGTAATGAAAACAATAAAACAATTACTTGAAGGGAAAGACTTCGAACCGCATATGATGTATCATCCTGAGACGGGTGCAGAAGAGAAGGCAGAGAAACCTGAAGACCATGAACGTCTGAAGAAGAAGGGTTACACTCACGAGAAACCTGAACTTGATGAAGCCGTAAAGTGGAGTATGGGTGATGGTAAACCACGAGGTGGTTCAAACATAGAAAATGTTCGTTTTTGGGATTTACCAAAAGCATCATTGGAATACATCCAAAAAGATTCAAAGGATGCAATGAAAGCAAATCCTTCCAATAAGAAAAACACACAGGGTAAAGGAAACTACGCTGACCAAATCAATGATGCACAAACTGTTCTTATATGGAGAAAGAAAAACGGCATTAAAGAGTCTGTTGAACTTGAAGAAGCAAATCTTGCACAACTCAAAAAGAAACACAAACGTCATATTGATGCATTCAATAAGCGTAACAAAGATTTACCGTCTAATGTAGAAAAAGAATTAATGAAATTTGCAATGGACAACGATAATATCGGTGATGACCCAGATGATTTCGATGATTGGTTAGTAAAAAACATTGAGGAAGGGTATACAGATGACATACACGAAGAAGCACTAGACCTTTTACATGAGAATTACAGAACTCTTGCACGTAAAGGTATGGGTACTGAGACTAAGGGTTCAATCAAAGTTGGTACAGAAATCGATTTCTACGAGACAGAACGTGGTGATAAGTTACAAGGTAAAATCATTAAGATTACTCCTACTGGATATGTAGTTCAAGCAATGGAACGTGGTAACACTAAGAAGTATACCTTCAAGTGGCATGACCGTACAAAAGCAAAGAAACTTCTTGAAGTAACTTTGTTCATGGAAAACTTCCGTGCAAGACGTGATGCAATGAAAGATATGCCTAAACAAGGAAAAGACTCTGCGGATGATGACATTGAAGCGAATGACGATGACCGTAAAGCTGCATCTAAGAATGTACTAATGCAAATCCGTAAAGCATCTGACCTACCTAAAGGTGGAGCGATTGAGTTTGAAGGTGGTAAGAAAGGTAAGATTTCACAAGACGATGCAAAGAAAATTGCCAAGTTGTTTGACATACTGAAGAAACCATCTGACAAACAAAAGTTCCAGAAAGTAATATCAAAAGACTTGAGAAGTATTCAAGCACTTTTAAAGAGGTTAGGCAAATGAAAGATTTAGCAACATTCATGGAAGCAAAGAAGATGAAAGGACTCTCTTTATATGGGTCTGAAGTATCGAATATAAGAGCGAAAGATGGTAAATTGTATAGTGCAAAACCAGTAATTATGGGTGGTAAATTAGCGTATAGAGTTGAAGATGAATTTGGTGCATTTGATACCCTTCCATTAAAAAAATTCGCAGCTAAGTTTGGTTAGATGAAAAAGTTCAGTACATTCTCCACAATCTATGAAGAAGAAAAACGTCTTCATGAACTTGAAGAAAAGAGTATGTTAGTTACTGGAGATGACCACGCCCTAGATATAGTTCTAGGAGACTTAAAAAAGAAAATGCAAAATAACATTCGTCATAACAAAATGGACTTTGTGAATGGTATTGCAAAGTTTGTAAGATATAAATTAGATAAGACCAAACAACAAAAGGGTAGAGTGGCACTAGTGCCGATTAAATAATATGCCTAGAAATTATAAAAAGGAATATGAGAATTATCATTCTCGCCCTGACCAAAAGAAAAGACGTGCTGCACGTAATGCCGCTCGTAAAATGTTAAAGGGAAGAAAAGAACTTACAGATGAGAAAGATGTTCATCATAAGGACAATGACCCATTAAATAATGACAAATCTAATCTCTCTATTGTATCACAAAAGTATAACAGAAGAGAACCTAGATTGAGGACAGAAATGAAGACATTCGGAGACCACTGTAAATGTGGACAAGAATCTGGATTAGTAGAGAGTAATCTTTACAGAGTAGGTTCAGAAGCGTATTTTAAATACTGGAGAGACATTCGAGAAGAGTGGGAAAAAGGTAACGTAATGATTGAACCACACGAAGTGGAAATCATGGAAGGTGACCTTGGTAAATTCGCACGTTTTAATAATGAGAATGTTGCACTAGATTGTATCTTCGAAGAGGAGAAACAACCAGAACTAAACAAACCAAAAGCGGGTGGGCCAAAGAAATACTATGTGTATGTCAAAGACCCCTCTTCTGGTAATATCAAAAAAGTATCTTGGGGTGACACCACTGGACTCAAAGTCAAGTTGAATGACCCGAAGGCACGTAAGTCATTTGCCGCAAGACATGATTGTGCAAATAAGACAGACAAAACAAAAGCGGGATACTGGGCATGTAGATTGCCTAGATATGCTAAACAATTAGGATTGAGTGGTGGAGGAAATTTCTTTTGGTAAAACCTTATACTGAGTTGAAGTGTAGTAATGGTAAGATAAGGGTTTTTAGGGAAAATGTCAAAGAAGAAGATTTAATCTGGCACAGAGATTTAAAAGATAGAAGTGTACATGTACTGGAAGGTCATGGATGGTGTTTACAGAAGGATAACGAAGTACCACTTGACTTGTTAGAAGGACATAGTTACAGTATACAGAAGATGGAATATCACCGAGTTGTTAAAGGCACAGGTGATTTGGTGATTAGAATATATGAAAGTACTTAATGTAATTTATCGTGGTGGCGGTGGTGGAGAGTTTTTTGGTGGGTTGTTGCAAGAACTAAAAGAGATTGCATCTAAACCAGTAGAACAAAACCCCGATACAGAAAGATGGTTTTTGAAAAGGGAAGATTACCAGTCACATGAAATAGAAGTGACTAGAGGGAATCCCAGAGAAGTTCAGAAACCAGAATGGAACAAAGACCTATGGAATGTTAGATTAGACCATGGGTATGGTTTTCCAATCAACCAAGAGTTCTGGACAGACTATTGTTGGAACGACTGGGAAGAGACGAAGACTATTGTATTTCTCTCAAAGACTAGAAGAAGTCTAGACTATACACAGACACTCGCAAAGTGTAAGTTGGTAAGAGAGGAAGACCGTGAAGCGGGTATGAACATGATTCAAGACGGAATTCTTGCTCATGAACAGTTTTGGAATAGACCATGGGAATCACAAGCAGAGATGTTTGAGATGTGGATGGATACAATACCCACGGAAGAAGACTTTTTGTTAGTTGACCCTTGTGAGTTATTTTTCAATAACAAGGAAGATACTAAGAAAGAATTAAAAAGAGTCAGTGAATATCTAGGTATGAAAGTACCAAGTAACTGGCAAAATAAGATAGAAAGTTATAGAGTTAGAAATCAAACTCTTATAAATAACACTATAACTTGATTAATGGGAACGAATAGATGAGAGCAGAAACACAAGCGACCAAACTTGCACGTATAGAATCAGATTCTATGGCAAGATTTGACCGTATAGAAAACAAGATAGACAAACTTGCAGAAGCGTTGATTGCCCTCGCACGTGTCGAAGAGAAAATGATGTCAGTAGAAATCAATAACAACAATAACTTCGAGCGTATGAATAGATTCTCAAACAAGTTAGACGAAATAGAAAAAAAGGTTGATGCCAATGCACATACAGTTGCAATCATTAACAAAGTAGTTTATTTAATAAGTGCTGCGATAATCGCCAGTGCAATAAAATTCTTTTGGATGTAGGAGAACAACATGAGAACTAAAGATATGAAATCACTATCGGATGCCTACAGACAAGTCATTCTTGGTGAAAGCGTAGAAATTGACGAAGCACGTCAAATGAAAGACCCTAAGAAAGACTCTATGGTCTCTAAGGGTGGTAAGACAATCGTAATCGATAAGTCAAAAGAGAAGGAATACCTGAAAAAAGGTTGGCAACTCGCAGAGAAGAAACTTGACCCTGTCGATGACAAAGCAAACGACAAGAAATTCAAAAACCGTAAAGATAAAGACATCGATAACGATGGTGACGTTGATTCATCTGACGAATATCTACACAAGAGACGTGCCGCAACTGACGATGCGATTGATGGTGGTAAGAAACCCGCAAAGAACGCCAAAGCAAAAGAAGAAGGTAACGCATTTACTAAAGCACTTAATGCTGCAAAACAAAACGGTGATAAAACCTTTGTTGTTTCGGGTAAGAAGTATTCTGTAACTACAAAAGAAGAAGTTGAAGACGAAGACGAACCTAAGAAAAAGAATCCATTCGCCAAGAAGAAAGACGGTGACGAAGATAAAGTAAAAGATTCTGAAGACAAAGGTGAAGAAGAGTCCGATGACGAAGACGAAGATAAGAAAGACGTTCCTAAAGTAGTTGGTAAGAAAGATGACAAGAAGAAAGTTGCATCTAATGCCAAGACTGCGGAAATCTCTAAGATTGGTGAAAGTACTACTAACGAAGAAATCAAAGGACTAGCTGACGCAATCACAGACCTACACATGATGTGGGAATCTGCTGCAAAGAAAAGTGTTAAAGGTGCTACTGATAATGGTGAAGAGATTGACTCTACACAGTCTTCAAAGGAAAAGGAATTCACTTCTGCTCATAAGGGTAAATCTGACAAGAAAATTGAAAACGGTATAGAGGATGCAAAAGCAAAATCTAAGTCTGCCGAAGATGCAACTAAAGCATCATCTGGTAAACGTCCTCAAGACAATGCAGTAGGTGACAAGAACGTTGTTAAGTCTACTCAAATCAAAGAAGGTGCTGTAGTAGTTGACACATCAACTCAAGAAGGTTCTGTATCACTAGTTGATATGGCAAGGGCACAACTTGCGGGTAAAAATCCTTTCCCTGAAAAGAAAGAAAAGAATCCACATGATGCCAGAACTACTGAGGCAAAAGCGTTCTTACAAAGAATGGCTAAGAACAGAGGAGTTTCCTAATGATTGTATTACAAGGTACTCAAGCTGCATGTGGTACAACCACTGGTGCAGCATCAACTTTCGGTGACGCAAGTGCAGTAAGACTATTTAATAGTGGTACTACAATTCGTCTAATTACGTTAGAAAAGGCAGATGGTACTGATATAGGTACTATCTCCTTAAACGCAAAAGCGGAGATAACATTACGTAAATCTCCCACTGATAAAATATTCGCTGCAAATGCCGAAGTACTTGGTGTCGCAGTCGGATTTTCATATTAAACAAGAAGGTAATTATTATGACAATTAAAGCTCCCGCATGGTGCGAAAACGCAGTTCCAACTGCAAATGGTTGGGAAGACCCTACTACAGGTGAATTGTATTCATCTGGTGGATTTTCTCCAGAACAAATCGCAGTATTTCACGGACAACCAGTACCACCCAAAGTATTGACTGAAGCACCCCCAAAGAATGATTTTGTTAAGACACCTCAAGTATTGACTGAAGCACCTATTGGTGGTAAGTCTCTAGAAGAGATGACTAAGGTTCAGTTAGAAGCACTTGGTCGCCAACACGGTATTGAACTAGACCGTAGGTTACACAAAGAAACTCTTATAGAGCAAATATCTGACGTACTAGACAAGTAGACTCGTATGAATCTGCTAAAAAAAGCGAACGAATACATCGTAGGAAACAGTGGATACGGAATTATAGGTCTGTTCTACTTATGTGTTGCGGTGGTTGGATATGATTTAGCAATCAATCAGAACTGGTCATTGTTATGGTGGTATCCTGTAGGAACTGTCATAATGTTAGTACTCAGTTCTGCATTCTATCATCGTGCAATCGCACATCCTACATGGAAATGTCCAAACTGGTTGAGATATCCTTTAACGTTTATCTCTACTGGTCTTGGATTAGGTGCAGTCATCCCTTGGGTTGCAACCCATAGGCAACACCATTATCATTCAGAAGAAGAAGGTGACCCACACGGGCCTCAGTATTCTCTTCAACACAATCTGAATATCTATCTTACTAAACCAAACTTTATGTATGTCAGAGACATACTGAGAGACCCCCTGTATGTTGCACAACTAAAATACTTTTGGTTATGGGCAGCAATTACTATTGGTCTCTTTAGTGCAATGTTTGGATTTGTTGAATGGGCATTTGTATATGTTACCATGATTGTACACCAAGTGTTCTTGTTGTATGTTGGTCATATCAGATGGATTCCCCAGAATGGGTGGAAAGGACATTTCCTTGGACTCATTTATTCCCCTGAAATTTATCATCTTAAACATCATGACAAACCCATGAATGCGAGACTTGGTAAAGTCGATTTACCTTATTTATTATTAATCAAGTGGTTCAAACACAATGGTGTTAAATAGAAATTTAATTCACTCCGACTTTATATTATACCCACATAGAATAAAACGAGAAGACTTCTTTGTAAGAATTGACTTAGCAAAGAGTTACCTCTTGTCACGTTTTAAACAGGGTATGCATATAACTATTGGATGTACCAACAACGATGTAAAATCCCTTGCGTTCATATTCGCATGTTTTGAACTTGGTATTACAATAAAGATAATGAGTGAACCTTTCTTTTGTGGCCCTGAGTTTGACCCAGAACGTTTCGAACATCTCTTGACATTGTTGGAAGACTATAGTACAATAGACGGAGAATGGATACTTGATGGTATGGTCAACGATAGAGATGACCCTATACTAGGTGGTAAGATAGGGGCGACCAAAAGAGATATTTTCGGAAGTTCATTTCAGAAGTTGATTAACGAAATGCATATACCAAACTATTATATGGGTGACTATGAATTCGCAAGTCCTTTGGTACATTTCAAAGAACATCATATAGAATCAACCGATAATGCAACATCCTATTTTGCGGGTGGAGACTGGTTAAGTGTTCCCCCAATAGAGTTTAAGACTCATGAGTATATCTTAGATAAGGTCGAAAGTCAACACATATCTTTTGAAAACAAGGTTGTTGGATTAACAAAGAACATACATCATGATAACGCACTAGAAAGATTGATACTACCCGCATTGATGCAAAGTAGTAAACTCGTTGATTTTCAGATTCCTGACGAAGACTATGGTGGATTCTTTATTACAAACGATAAGATAAGTGCAGAAAAATTGTTTGAGTATACCTTGGTATTTGGACATAGAGTTATTGATGTATTTGGAATTGACATTATAATGGCACCCTCAGACGATACATTGTGGAAGTTTCTTGATTATAGGGCAAAATCTGGACAAAACTTTAACAAGACCTTAGAAATTATACTTCATGATGAGATTACCGATAAACATAAAGAGTGGGAATCAAAATTGGATGTCAAGTTTCTGATATAATTTATATACATACCTACATGATGAAACTTACAAAAGAGAATCTTACGATATATGCTGCTCAGCATTATCATAACCCACGCTGTATTGATTCCGAAGAATTCTTTGAAGATTTAAAGAAATTTAAATACATCAAACGATTACTTAATAGGTATCGTGATACAGACATTTTATCCGAACGACTCATACTCAATCATCTTATTGTAATATTCAATGTGTTTGGTTTTGAAGCGGGTCTTAATATCTTAGAACTCAAAATAGAACTCGAACACTGGGGTGTCCTAAAGCCGTTCTTAATATTCCTCAAGGCAATTAAGAATACTGAATATACTAATATTGAAATGGACGTTAACGTAGTTGAGGCACTAAGAAAAATAGCACAAGAATAGGGTAGTCATGGAACAACAAATTGACCGATGTGGTGACTGTCATTCCTGTTGTAAATCCTTTGGGTGGATAGATGACAATCAAATAAAACTAATTGACTTAGACATTCAATACGAATGGGACAGATGTAACAAACTTTGTGATAACAATAGATGTACAATATACAGTACAAGACCACAGTCATGTAATGACTTCGAATGTCTTTATGTGGAGTCTGACCTACCTGAAGAGTATCTTCCTGATACAATAGGGTTTGTTACTAATCTACGATATGACCAGAAAGGACATTTTTTAAATATCGTCCCCAATGAGTCTGGTAAGACTGGTGTAACTCCCGAAGAATTTTGGACAAACAACTATGAAAATATTCATGTTATGAAAACAACAGCAGAAGAAGTATGGGCAGTTCCAGTATACGCTATTAACATAGCAACCGCATCTGGTTCGGAGACGTTTTTTGTCTAATATTGTTCCTACAGAATCCAAGTGTGGTGACTGTACTGTCTGTTGTGAAATCATGGGGTATACTGGTCTATGGAAGAGTGCAGACAGATATGATGAAGCAGAGTTCTATGGTGTAAATTACGGTGCATGGAGTACCTGTAATAAACTATGCGACACAGGTTGTTCTATCCAAGAAGATAAACCAAGGATATGTGATGAGTTCTTTTGTTCATATGTAGAACATGACTTAGAAGATAAATATAGACCAAAGGACTTTGGTTTTGTTGCACACATACAGAAGTGGGATGGTATAGTGGGTATCTTGTCAATGGATAAGACATTACCACCAGAGATTCAATACAATAACAACAAGCAAAAACTAGATGACCTAGTTGAAGAGATACTTGTAAGTGAAGGTAGACAACTACGAGTAGAGTTACATACCAAACAGGGAACACTAAGACTACGATGAGATTCTTTATTTGTAAGGACAATACGAAGTTCAAGAAACATAACTACACACAATATGGTCAATGGTCTTATTACCATGACGAACTGGTAAATGTGTGGGAAGGGTCAGACTACATTGTTATATATTCTGGTTACCTTATTGAAGGTGACATCGAAGATGCATGTGAACGTTGGAGTTTCGATGTGGAGAACGGAAACTTCTTTGCAATCAAACTGACCAAAGACAAGTTTGAAATATCGGTTGACTACTTCCAAAACCATAAGATATTCCTCGCACGTAAGTACGGTACAGAGATTAGTAACTATCTACCGTTCATGACATGTAGTAAAGATGATATCACCAGTGGCTACTTGGAGTATGGTCAGAAAGACCCACAGTCACGTGAGTTCAGTGCGGAAGAGAACACAACATTCTTTGACCATATTAACTCATTCATTCCATCCTATGATTACGTAGGTGATTGTAAGACGGCATTGAAAGAAGAGTTCTGGACTAACCCCGATGCACTTGCAGATTACATACACAAATGTATGACCCAACACGCCAATCTAATTAGGTCTCGTTATAAGAACAGGTTTATCTCTCTGAGTGAGGGAATCGACTCCGCAGTTCAATCACAGTACTTCTACCGTGACCCACAATATTGTTATACAATGTTACCTTGTCATGCAGGAGAGGATGGGTTAGAATATAAAAAAATTCAAGCAGCAAAGTTTCCTAATGTGTCATTTGAAACCTTTGATACCAACAAAGCAATCGAAAATACACTACAGTATCTAAAAGATGGGTCTACCAGATGGGCATCCATTCTACCTACAATGAAACAGGTTGCTGATTGTGAAGTCAAACCAGACATTGTTATGTACGGAGTCAACGGAGATGAGATGTTCTTCCGTGATTTGATTCCACATCTACACATGTTGATGGTAGAATACAAGGGTGAACGACATATAGAAGCTGCGATTCAGAATAATATAGATGAGAAGACGCATCATTATGGTGCAACCTATACACTGGGTACACATAAGACTACACAGACCTATCTAGACGAATGGTTCGAAGAGTGGATTAAACCAGAGATTGACTGGGAGAATGCAGAGTACAACATGTTAAAACTTCTGACACCAAAATTATACACTCGTTCTATCAGCACCAACAACGATGTACTTACTGCATCTCTATATAATGATAGAAGGATATATCATGAGGTCTTTAAGACACCTAAGAGTTTCCTATTGGGTGACTCTATGGACTCGCCTATACAGAGAAAGATACTGTCCAAGTTTAACTTTGAGTGTGAGACACCACACAAAGACCAGTTATATGCAGTGTACGAAGGTATCTTTTACAACATTTATCGTGCAACTGTTTTAAGAGATATCTCACAAAACATATAAGTAAAAGAATTTTCGAGTATAAATAGAACTATGGGATTATTAAAAACAGCAGCAGACTTAGTATACACGATTCGGTTCTTGAAACTGTTGGTCACTCCGATTGAGAAGACCGATGCATACAAGAAGGGTATCATTGATATCGATGGTAAGAAACGAAAGGAATTCAATACGAACAGTACGGATGACCGTGAAGCATATCGTTCTCATTACACACCATTTCACCGACTTGTATTTAACCTCAAAAAGATTATGGCGAAAGCGCCTGGCGGTTCATCCGTGGTCGCACGTTATGGTGCTGCACTTGCACTCATAAAAGAACATGGTCAATTGACTGATTATCGTATTATGCAGATTCACGAAGAGACGGGGATTGATATTCTTGACTGTCTTGCAGAGGATTCTCAGTGGTTCGTCATAGAAGATAAACAACTGTCGCCAGGAATTTACCGAATCAAACATGATACCATGAACGCTATGTGTGAAGAAGTTGTTCACAAAGACGATAAAATACGAGTAGACGAAGACGCAATGCCTGTTGATGAGATTCTAGGTATTGATATCTACAAAGGAATACACCTTGCCTCAAGGAGTTATGTGTATTTCACAACTGGGGAGATTACCCGATGAAAAAGTTTAAAGATTTTCAAGAAGACATGACAACCACTGCCGTTGCTGGCGCTGGCGATGATAGTGAGACTGTCCCTGTCTATTTGAAAAAGAAGAAGAAGAAGAAACCTGTAGTCGTTGATAGGTTTAAAGAAATGAGACAACGTTGGAGTAAATAATGCTAAGTGGATTATTAGGTAGTGTGCTAGGTTTCGGGGGTTCAGTTGTTCCCGCAATCACAGACCACTTTAAACAAAAGTCAAACAACAAGTTCGAACTCGAAAAGATGGAGAAGATGGCAGAACTGCGAGCAGCAGGGTTTGACCATGAAGTCCGTACATACGAGATTCAAGCAGATGATAAAGAACATGACAGATTGATTCAACATGACATCTCAATTAACCAAGGTACTGGTATTATTGCGGGTCTACAGAAGTCTGTACGTCCTGTAATCACATACTGTTTCTTTGGACTGTTTTGTGCAATTGAGATTACCCTTCTAAGAGAAGCCCTGAATAGTGGACTCCCACTTGCAGACTCTCTTGGACTATTATGGGACGGTGACACCAAGGCAATTTTTGCCGCTATCATCTCATTCTGGTTCGGTTCTCGTGCAATAGACAAAGCACGAAAATAAATAAAAATAAGTCTTGACATTTAACCCTTAATTGGGTATAATACATTAACTGAAAATACTCAGGGGTATATATATTATTACCCCCTGAAAAACTATACTCTATGGAAAAGTAAAATGCCCGTCAAAATTGATAAAAAGAAAGATGCCCTACTAGAAGAATATGCAGTGGGAATGTTAAAAGATTTTTACTTACGTGATTATGAAAAGAGTCCTCAAGAAGGATTCAGACGAGCAGCAGAAGCTTGGTCAAAGTATAGAGAAGAGATGGACGATGAACTCGCCCAACGTCTCTATGACTACGTAAGTAATAAATGGTTTATGTTCGCCTCTCCTGTGCTATCGAATGCACCCAACGGAGAATCTAAGAAAAATAAAGGGATGCCTATCTCTTGTTTCTTAACCTATGTTCCAGATACCCTTGAAGGATTAATCGGTCACTCATCTGAGTTGAGATGGTTGTCTGTCTACGGTGGTGGTGTAGGTGGTCATTGGTCAGATGTAAGAACTGTATCAGACATAGCGCCTGGCCCGATTCCATTCTTACATACTGTTGATGCAGATATGATTGCGTATAGACAGGGTAAGACCCGTAAAGGTTCTTATGCTGCGTATATGGATATATCGCATCCCGATATTATAGAGTTTATGAACATGCGTATACCTACAGGTGACGTACAACGTAAAGCATTGAACCTACACAATGCAATCAATATCTCCGATGAATTCATGAATGCGGTAATGTCAAATGATACGTTTGACCTCCGTGACCCCAAAGACGGTACAGTAAAAGAAAGTATAGATGCACGTAAGTTATGGGAACGTCTAATAGAGATTCGTTTCCGTACTGGTGAACCATACTTGAACTTCATTGATACCGCAAATGCGGACTTACCTCAACCTCTGAAAGACAGGGGTCTGAAGATTCATGGGTCAAACCTATGTAACGAAATTCACTTACCAACAAATGAAGATAGGACTGCGGTATGTTGTTTGTCTTCTCTAAATTTGGAGTATTATGATGACTGGAAAGACACAACAATTGTTCGTGATATTACTAGGATGCTTGACAATGTCTTGCAGTACTTCATTGAACACGCCCCCGATACAATTACACGAGCAAAATACTCTGCTGAAAGAGAACGAAGTATTGGTATTGGAGCAATGGGATTCCATTCCCTCTTACAAAGACACGGAGTTGCATGGGAGTCTGAAGCTGCACGAGAAATTAACCGTACAGTATTCGCACACATTAAATCAGAAGCAGTACTAGAAACAGAATTACTTGCAACAGAACGTGGTTCATATCCAGATGGAGAAGATTCTGGACGTAGAAACTCTCACTTACTTGCTATTGCCCCGAATGCATCATCTGGTGTAATCTTAGCAACAAGTCCATCCATTGAACCGTTAAAGGCAAACGCATATACACACAGAACACGTGCGGGTTCTTTCTTAGTTAAAAACAAATATCTTGGTAGATTATTAGATGAGAAGGGTGAGAACAACAAATCTATCTGGACATCTATTATAACTAAAAAAGGGTCTGTTCAACATCTTCCATTCCTCACAGAAGGAGAGAAGTCAATCTTTAGGACTGCGGCTGAACTTGACCAAGAGTGGATTGTTACTCATGCGGCAGAACGTCAAGAGTATATTTGTCAAGGTCAGTCAGTAAATCTGTTCTTCCCTAGTGGTTGTGAAAAGTCTTATGTAAATAAAGTCCACCTTAAAGCGTGGAGTGAAGGACTCAAGGGTCTATACTACCTAAGAACTGAGTCAAAACAAAGAGCAGAAAATGTATCTGAGAAAGTGGAACGTGTTGCACTGTCTGGTGACATGCGTAGTATAGTCTACAGCAAATCAGATTGTCCTTTCTGTTCAATGGCAATGGAAGAACTGAAACTAAGAGGAATACCATTTGATAAAATTGACCTCAAAGAAATAGGTAAAACAGCGGCAGAAGTAACAGGAAGAAAAGTGAAGACTGTTCCGCAAATATACATCGAAGGTGAATATGTCGGTGGGTATGAAGACTTAATGGAACACTTAAATAAACCAGTAGAAACAAACGAAGACGATGAATGTCGTGCTTGCGAGGGATAATAAATGGCATTATTAGAATTTAGTAAAACGTATAAACCTTTCCTCTACCCTTGGGCGGTGGAATTAACAAAGAAACATGAAGAGGTTCATTGGGTCGAAGATGAAGCGGAACTATCCGAAGACATCCAAGACTGGAGAACCAAATTATCTGTCGAAGAAAAGGAATTCATTACACAAGTACTACGTCTGTTCACACAGAGTGACGTACAGGTAGGAGAAAACTACCACGAGTTATTGATTCCTAAGTTTAAGAACAACGAAGTCCGCAACATGTTGTCTTCATTTGCAAACCGTGAAGGTGTACACCAACGTGCATACGCATTGTTGAATGATACTCTGGGATTACCAGACGAAGAACATTCTGCGTTCATGGAATACAAGGAGATGGCAGATAAGATTGACTTCATGAAAGAGGGTGATATTAATACCCAAACGGGTCTTGCACTTGTACTTGCACAATCTGTATTCAATGAAGGTATGTCATTGTTCGCATCATTTGTAATGTTGTTGAACTTCCAACGTTTTGGTAAGATGAAGGGTATGGGAACAATTGTTGAGTGGTCTATCAGAGATGAGACTATTCACGTACAGGGTAACGCAAAGTTATTCCGTGAGTTCACATCCGAACATCCACGTATTGTAAACGATGAGTTGAAGTCTAAAATCTATCAGATGGCACGTAATGCCGTTAAGTTAGAAGACCGATTCATTACACTTGCATATAAGTCTGGTGATATAGAAGGTCTATCTGAGGCAGATGTTAAACAATACATCCGTCACATTGCAGACCGTAGATTACTACAACTAGGTATGAAACCTAAGTTTGGAGTAAAGGATAATCCACTACCTTGGTTAGACTGGGTATTAAATGGTGCATCCCACGATAACTTCTTCGAGAAACGAGTTACTGAATATTCCGTTAATGGAATGGAAGGTGACTGGGGTTGGACAGAAGAACCAGAGAGTTGCGGGTTGGATGGCAATGCGACAAGTGTTGCCTAGTGGAAGAAGACGAAACATATCTTTTAGAATGTTCTCTTTGTGAAACTGAGGTCGAAGTCCTAGTCAAAGACAGTGAGGAAGAACCTCATTATTGTCCTATGTGTGGGGTATCCATAGAATAGTTATATATATCCGTATGTGGATATACGAAGATAATGAGTTTGAACCCGAAGATGAATTCTTGGAACAATACCAAGGATTCGTCTACTGTCTAACTGAGTTAAGTACTGGTAAAAAGTATATTGGTAAGAAATTCTTCTGGAAACCCAAGATACTCCCTGTCACAAAAACAAGGAAAAGACGCAAACGAACGAGAGTCCAATCGGACTGGCGGACGTACTATGGTTCGTCTGAGAAGGTAAAAACACTGTATGAAGGGGGTCAGGACTTCCGTAGAGACGTTCTAAGACTCTGCCGTACAAAAGGTGAGTGTTCATACTACGAAGCGAAACTACAATTTGAATATGATGTTTTGTTGAGTGATGAGTACTATAATGAATTTATAGGTTGTAAGATACATGCAAAACATATTAAGTCGTGATGCAATTTCTCATGGTCGAGGATTTATCTTTGATGATGTTGGAAAAGATGTCATATGTAGAGAAATAAACAAGATTAAAAACCTGTTGTTAGAGATAGGTGCAAAAAAAGGTGACCCCGTAACTATCAATATTATGGTAGTTAATATACGTCATGTCGCTGCCATATTTGCATGTGCAGAATTGGGACTGCCATTAATTATCCTCAACAGTCCTGCAACAAGAGAAACTCTCCCGTTTACTAAATTAGCACTCCATGGCCCAAGTAAGTGGCACATCTTTGATTCCAACGAACCCACCCACCTTGTTTATGATGGTCTTCACGATGAGATGATAAAACTATATGGTGGAAGAGGAATTGACATACATGATGGATATAACACGAATGATATAATTGGTGAAAATGTACTACCGACTGACACATTCCTAATAAGTTCTACAAGTGGAACAACCAAAGCGTCTAGACCTGTAACGTTTTCACACAAAGAAACTATGGCGATTGCTAAACGAAATATAAATGTGTTTTGGTTTGGACACGATGCAAAGGTTATCCATTCGAGAAACCTACACCATGCATCCGCATTATTGACCCACCTACTACCCGCACTTATGAATGCATACTCACACAGTTCTTTTGCACTGGGTCATGATGGGACACATGAAGAAGACAGTAATTATCTAAAGGGTCTTAAAGATTTACGTGATAATCCCCCATCTAATATAATGATGCCTAATAAGAACGTACTCTTTGATTTCTTAGAGACGTTTGCAGGGCCGTTCATAAGAACCGTTAATATCAATATGTGTGGATTCTTAATGGATGCAGATTTTGTTGACCTTGCAAGAGAATACAATGTTTGTTTTCAGTCACATTACGGTAGTATTGATACCGCAATCCCTCTTTTAATAAACCGTGTAGACAAAGACACATTTTATATTCCTAATTCATTAGGAGTACTATGTGATGACTTTTACGAGACAACCCTTGAGAATGGACGTATGAAGGTAGAACACCCCATGTGGGATGCACCAAGGTATATGGACGATAGGTTAGAGTTATTTGACGGAGAATACATTCTAAAAAGTGACCGTCCAATATGCCTAAAAGAGATGGGTGTACCAGAAGGATTTGATTTGACTCCATTTTCCCACGATACTAAAATTGACTTTGAACAATTGAGAGGATACTTAGATGTTACTAGTCGCAGGGTGTAGTTTTGCTTGGGGAGACGAATTAGTCGGTTCTCGAAACAATCCACCAACTCACCAAGACTTAGTGTTTGGTAGTATATTATCAAAGAAGTTAGATTTAGAATATATTAATATAGCTGCATGTGGTAATTGTAACTATAAGATATTTCGTGACATTATGAGTAATCTCCATCTAAATCCTAGTCACATCTTTGTCTTGTGGTCTGACCCTCTAAGAAAAGAACAACTATTAGAAATACCAAATCACGATAGAAACAAATTAAAGGTTTATACTAAACTATCCATGACCCAATGGCACGAGAATCGATTCGAAGACCTTGAACTCTCTATGAGTAAGGATGTTGCATATGAATGGTCAAGACATCATACCTTTAATGAATTAACCTCATTTGAAAGAACGGAAAACGCAATCAGTGCCTATGGTACGGGTTTGTTAACTGGATTCACTCACCTATTACCTCAAATGATTGCATTGCAACATATGTGTGACGGTATGGGAATTAAGATTATACAAGGTATATTTCATCAAGAAATTCGACAAGAAGTGTTCCGATATATTAAAAAAATAAGAATGTCACGGTTCAATTCCAGTAATCAACTCAAACAATGGGCAAACTGGGCAGAAGACTCCTTAGACTCATTGAGACCAGAGTGTAAACTAGGGTTAGTTGAAGGTGATACATGTCTAAAGACTATAATGGAAGACAGACCCATGAAGAAATACGGTCATCCAGACGAACAAGCACACACAGACTACGCAGATTATCTCTATCCTATCGTAAAAAAACTTTAAAAAAAGCTTGACAAACCCTGCTCTTGTTGTTATAATAAGTATATAAAATGAGAAAAGGGAAAGAAAATGTTTAAAGAACTTCAAGAATTCGGTGACTATGTCAATAGTTTCTATGGTCAAGGTGGTATCTATGCCAAGTCTGACTACGCAACCGTCCAACAAATCGAGACTGCAATTATGACTTATATGTCAAGGTTGACTGATTCAGTCACTTGGGGTGGCGGTGACAGTCTGGACAGAGAAAGAGTTTCTGTCATTCTGACTGACGAATTAAATGTTAAACTTTATTGAAAAAAGGCTTGACAAACCCTGTAAACCTTGTTATAATAATAACATAAACTAAAGAAAGGAAAGAAATTATGGCGTATGTATCTCAAGAAGAAAAGAAAACCCTTGCTGTTGAAATCAAGAAAGTCTGTAAAAAGTATGGATTTAAAGTGAGTTTAGGTGTCAGACATCATAGTACTCTCGTTGCGAAAGTGAAGGGTGCAAGACAAGTTTTAGAGGGATACTGTGCAGAACAGATGACCCCTCAAAAAGTACAGAAGAGGGAGTTTTACGGTTATAAGTTCAACCCTGCGACTGTTCTAGAAGAGTCTGCGAAGTGGGGTCACGATGTGAACCTTCACTGGTTGGAAGAAAACTACTGTCCTACTGGAGTTAAGTTCTTACAGGAACTAAAGTCTGCGATGGAAGGGCCTGACTTTTTCGATGAAAGTGATGCAATGACTGACTACTTTCACAGAAGTCACTACATTGACGTTAGATTATTTGCATAAGGAAAAGATATGGGAATGTTAGAAGAATACTTTGAATTTTTAGATGACTTGAGAGAGTCTGGTGAAATCAACATGTTTGGTGCCGCAAAGGTACTACAAGAAACGTTTGGTTTGGTCAAATATGAATCAAGAGACATCGTCTCTGCGTGGATGGAACAATTTTAAATGAGTTATATATAATATTAAGGAAACAATTTCATGATTACACGTGAAGAAATTGAACAAAAAGCAACTGGAATCAAAGGAATGATTGCGGGTGCGGAAAAGCTACTTGTGGCTTCACAAGAAACTGGTAATGAAGAAGGTGTCGCTGCTGCGACATATCTAGTCGTTGAATATGAACAAATGTTGAAAGAATTTTGTAAATATTATAACATCTAGAGAATCTTTTTCATATATATAATATTAAGAGGAAAATATGCAGAAAGAAGTATTCGAAATCTTTGAAGATTTCACGAAACTCAAACAACGGAAAGACAAAGTAGCTTTCCTAAAAGAACAAGGGACATTGTACCCTGCCGTTAAAGACGTAGTCCGTGGTGCATTCGACCCCCGACTAAAGTTCGTCTTACCCGAAGGAAAACCACCTTACTCCCCAAACAGACCTGAGTCTGTACCATCATCACTGAGAAAACTGCACAAACAGTTCGGTGACTATGTGGAAGGTGCAAGGTCATCCGCAATGGGTAAAATCAAACGAGAAACAAGATTCATTCAACTATTAGAGAGTATCCATGCAGAGGATGCCCTAATCGTATTGGATATGGTGGCAAAGAAACCACCTGTTAAAGGATTGACGAAAAAGATAGTAGAGGAGGCATTCCCGAACCTATTGTCTTAGTACTTTGTTATGTTGTTACGCTAAACTCACAACAACAACCCGTAAGGAGCAAATATGCCAAGAAACCAAATAGAACGTTTAAAGAATGATAGTCGAGAACTTGATAACTACATCCACCGTCTCAAGAAGAAGGGAAGAGACAACCTTGCTCATAAGTTATCGATTAAAAAATCATTCTTAAATCAGACTATTACCGAGTACGAAAATTTGGACACTCAAATTCTAGCATAAAAAAGGTAGGTGGTTAAATCTCGTGGGGGGTGCGTAATGCACCCTCAACGTCAATGGAATTATTATTATGATAACAATGCTAAAATCCAAAATCCACGGTGCTACAGTCACGCAATGTGACTTACATTATGAAGGTTCAATCAAAATTGACCGCAACTGGATGAAAAAAGTCGGTATACTCCCCAACGAACAAGTAGATGTTGTCAACCTAAGTACAGGTGGACGATGGACAACCTATGCAATTGAAGGTTCTGTTGCAGAGATAGGTGTCAATGGTGCGGGTGCAAGACTTGCCGTAGAAGGTGACGAATTAATCATCATGGCGTATTCTTTAATGTCCCCGTTAAAAGCGAAATGGTTAACCCCAAAAATACTTATCCCAAAGGATTTATAATGCCTCTATATACAATCGTAAATAAAAAAACTAAGAGAACACAAACAATGATGTGTTCTTACGTTTCTCTTGAAGAAAAGTTGAAAGAACTAGGAGATGAGTGGAGTCAAGAAATTGGTGCTCCTGCCATAGTATCTACAACTGGTAATGTTGTTAACAAAACAAGTAGTGATTGGAAGAATCACTTGTCAAATATTCAGAAAGGTGCGGGTAGAGGGAGTAATATCAAGACATGACAATGAAGCGTCTCAAGATAGACCATTTACATACATACGATGCAATAACATCTAATCAACAAATTGCATACGAAGCATTCAAAGACGGAGACCATCTGGTTCTCTGTGGTTCTGCGGGTACTGGTAAAACCTTTGTTGGTATGTACCTTGCACTACAGG